TCCATCTCCATCACCTTTCGTTTCCTACGCCCCAAAGGTCACTACAACAAATCCGGCCTATCTCCTAAAGCACCACTCCACCTAACCTCCAAACACAAAGGCGACATCGACAAGCTCTCCCGTGCCGTGCTTGATGCCCTCACTGGCACTCTTCTTCACGACGATTCTCAAGTGGTTCAACTATCCGCCCACAAGCGCTACACCACCCAACAAGAACGTCCAGGTGCCCTCATCACCATCATCCCCCTCACGGCAACTTAAGCTAGCCAGCATTGGCACCATGGAACCGTGGTCCGTCGTCGCTGAATACCCCTACACCGGCGAACCCTTCGGCCTTGTCTTCAATGACGACTCCACCATGGCTGAAGCTGAATACATCGCTCGACAACTCCTCGCCACCTTCCGCCTCACCGGCCTTTACCTCCCCTCCTCCTCACAAGACAACCCCGAAGGCAACTACCTCTTCCTCTTCACCATCGAACCTGAAACCATCCCCCGCATGGGCACCATCTGGGCCTACGGCGTAGACGATGCGGAACTCCGCCTGAACGTCCTAGCCTCCGATGGCACGCTCTTCATGCCCTCCCCCGGTTAAACTCCGGCCATGGCTAAAGAGCGCGGACACTACAAACTCAACGCCAACTTGATTGAAAAGGCAGCAAGACTTGCTGCTTTGGGTTGGTCTCAGCGCAACATCGCTGAAGCTTGTGGTGTTGATGATTCCACCTTTCGCATGTGGATCTCTAATGCCGACACTGCGGAGGCCACTGAACTTGAATCCGCGCTTTTAGCGGCTATTCAAGAGGCTGCAGCAGCAGGTGAAGAAGCCTTGGCCGCCAAAATCGCTAACGGCGACACACGCGACGCTCAATGGCTTCTCACTCACTCCGCTCGCTGGCGTGATCGCTGGTCAGACGCAGCCGCCACACGACGCGAAGTGCTCAATACCCTCAACACCGTTGTCCAAGTCATTCAGCAGTCCGATCTGACACCCGAGCAGCAAGATCAACTCCTGCTCCGCATGCAGGCGGCTGGTCTTGGCGCTCTCGCTTGATCCGCTCAGCGCAGCACGCGCTCAAATCCAGCTAGGCCGCAGCGCTGGTCCTGTCGTGCGTGACAGCAATGCCCTGCTTGCTCGCATCTACAGCGACCTGCACCCCAAGCAGCAGGCCTTCATCGACGACACCGACCACAAGATCGTCGCCCTCTGCGCCGGCTACGGCTCCGGCAAAACCCGTGCCCTAGCCGCTAAAGCCGTCAACCTTGCCATCGCTAATCAGGGCTTCATTGGTTGCGTCATGGAACCAACCGGCCCCCTGATCCGTGACATCTGGCAGAACGACTTCGACGACTTCCTGGAGGCCTACGACATCCCCTACACCTTCCGGGCTTCACCGCTCCCGGAATACATCCTGCACCTGCCAGGCGGTGACACCAAGATCCTGTGCCGTTCGTTTGAGAACTGGACACGCCTCATCGGTCTCAACCTCGCCTGGTGTCTCGCTGATGAGGTGGACACCGTGAACAAGACGCTGGCGCAAAAGGCGTTCACCAAGATCCTCGGCCGTCTTCGCTCCGGTAACACCCGCCAGTTCGCTGCAGCCTCCACGCCCGAGGGCTACAGCTGGCTGTACCAGAACTTCGGCACCGAGGAAGCCTTGGCCCGTGAGGATCGGCATCTCATCAGGATGCGCACCTACGACAATCCGCACCTGCCGCCGGACTTCATCGAAACCCTGAAGGCCAACTACGACCCGAGCTTGCTGCTGGCCTACCTAGAAGGGCAATGGGTCAACCTGAACACAGGGCAGGTCTACGACCGCTTCAACCGCGACAAGCACGTTCGAGAACTGCCTCAGCTGCTGACCTCAACTGGCCAACCGCGTAAAGACTGCCAGCTAGGTCAGCCCCATCCAGATGAGTCAATCCTGCTGGGCGTTGACTTCAACGTCGGCAACATGTCCGGCATCCTTGCGGTCCGCCGTGGCAACACGCTGCACATCTTTGATGAGATCAGCGGTGCCCATGACACCGACGCCCTGGGCCAAGAGGTGCGCCGCCGCTACGGCAAAGCCCGCATCCTCGGTTACCCCGATGCCTCCGGCGCTGCCCGCAGCACCAACAGCTCCCGTAGTGATGTGGCGATCCTTGAGGCCTACGACATCCACAACATGGCACCCAAGGCCAACCCGCCGGTGCGTGATCGCATCGCAGCGGTGCAAGCGTTGCTGGAGAACGGCAACGGTGATGTGCGCCTGTTCGTCGATCCGCGCTGCAAGCGCACCATTGAGTGTCTAGAGCTGCAGAGCTACAACGACAAAGGCGATCCGGATAAAGAGGCCAATTTCGACCACATGAACGACGCGCTGGGCTATATCGTCCACCGCTGCTTTGAGGTGGGCCGTGCCACCAGCGGCAAGGCGGTGCGCGGCCTGCGGCTGTATTGACTGGCGCTAGCTAGCCGACTTGCATTGGCTAGCCAAAGTGGTATAGTGGTGGTGTGAACGGGAAACGGCAGCGACAGCGCCACCCAATCACCAGACATGGGGCGGACAGCACGCACCCCGCCGGCTTGACCGGCACGAGGAGCGGCTCGGGGAACAGAACACACGACCCGTAAAAACCGAGTTCAACAGGGCCTGACTAAGCCTGCAGCTGGGTTGGCCCCAGCACACCAATCACTTCACTGCCATGACAACCACCCTCGCGTGGGTGGCGGTGATCCTGCTCTTCCCGCTCATCTTCCTGCTCTGGGCTACTGAGTCCCAGCAGCAGCGCATCCGCCGTCTGCACACTGCAGGCCTGAGCCAGACCAAGATCGCCAGCCGCCTGAATATCTCTCGCTATGCCGTTCGCAAGGCGATTCTGACCACGTAGCGCCGGAAACCTAGGAAACTAGGTTTCCGTATCGGTAGCCGCAGTTTTGATCCTTCTCAATCACTGAAGCCGCCGTGCATACCCTCGCTGCCACCACCAATCTGAACCTCGCCTTGACCACCATCAAGGATCTGCAGGTTCATGACCCTGGGATTGCGTGGTTGCGCATGGAGCCGCGTTGGCGGCTGATCGAGCAGCTCAGTCTCGGCACCCTCGGCATGCAGGCTGCAGGTAAGCGCTACCTGCCGCAAGAACCCAAAGAAGACGACGAGAGCTATAAGGCACGCTTGGCCCGCTCGGTCTGCCCGCCCTACACGCTGCGCCTAGAGCAGATGCTGGCCGGCATGCTCACCCGCAAGCCGGTGCGGCTGGACAACGTGCCTGACGTGATCCAGGAGCATCTCTACGACGTGGATCTGAGCGGTGCAGATCTCAATGTCTACCTGCAGGATCTGGCGCGAAAGTGCATCCGCTACGGCCACGTTGGTGTGCTGGTGGACTTCCCCCGTGGTGATGAAGGGGATGACACCCCCGTGACCACTTTTGAGCGCCCGTACTGGGTCAGCTACACGCCCCGCGACATCCTCGGCTGGCGCACCGATGTGGTGAACGGCAGCCAGCAGCTGACGCAACTGCGCCTGCGCGAGCAGGTGGTCGTGCCTTACGGCGAGTTCGGTGAAGAGCTGGTGGAGCAAATCCGCGTGCTTGAAATTGGCCGCTTCCGCCTCTACCGCAAGCAGGCGTCCAAGAACCGCGACTGGGAGCTGATCTCCGAAGGCACCACCACCCTTGATCAAATCCCCTTCGCCGTCGCTTACGCCAACCGCACCGGCATCCTCGAATCCACTCCGCCTTTAGAGGAAGTCGCCTGGCTGAACCTCAAGGCCTACCGCTGCGAATCCGATCAGGCCAACATCCTCCACGTTGCGGCAGTCCCCCGTTACAACCTCTTCGGTGTGCCTGCCGAGGTGGATGAACTAGAGGCTGGCCCCAACTCGGCCATGGCCTTCCCGGTGGATGCCCGCGCTGAGTTCACCGAACCCACTGGCACCAGCTATCAAGCCCGCTTCACTGAGCTGGACCGCATCGAGAAGCAGATTGCAGAGCTAGGCCTAGCCGCTGTGCTCGGTCAGAACATGACCAACCAAGCCGCCGAATCCAAGGCGATTGAACGCAGCCAAGGCGATGCTGCCCTGCAAGCCGTCGCCATCGGCCTGCAGAACCTGATCGACACCTGCCTGCAATTCCACGCCGCCTACCTGAACCTGCCCACATCCGGCAGCAGCATGGTGAACAACGACTTCGTGGCCCGCACGCTGGAGCCCGCCCACGTCGCAGAGCTGATCAAGCTGCGCATAAACGGCGACATCACCCAAGAAACGCTGCTGATCCAGCTCGCTGACGGTGAGTGGCTCTACGACGACTTCAACGTGGATGCCGAGATTGAAGCCACGCAAGCGCAGCAAGCACAACGCTTGGATGCACAAGCCGCACAGCTTGATGCCAACCTCCAGCAGTTGAATTGAGCCGCTAGCGAACGCTAGTTATACTTTCAGTGATACATCGTTTGTTGCTGTTTTGTCTGACGATCTCGATCAGCAAGAATCACCGAGCCAATCCTCGGTTGATGCTTCTGCGCTGCAGTCGAAGATTGAGTCCCTGATCCAGCACAACCAAAAGCTGGAGCGCCAACTCGGCCAGGCCAAAGACAAGCTGCGGGCACTACCGGATGGTGTGGACGTTGATGGACTGATCAAGTTCAAGCAGGAACACGAGCAGGCGCAGCTGGAGCAACAGGGCAAATACGCCGAAGCACGGCAAGCCCTTGAAGCGCAGTTCCGTGAACGCGAATCACAACTCCAGCAGCGGCTGGAAGCCTTGGAAGCGGAAAACCGCGAGCTGAAGCTGATTGGCCCTGCTGTCGCCGCATTGGCGGACACCGTGCATGACCCCGATGAGGTGATTCGCCTGAAGCTCAAGCCTGAGCAGATTGAACGCGAGGCCGATGGCACCGTCGTGGTGGTCGATGGCTATCAGCGCACGCCCATCAACGACTGGGCACGCACCAGCCTGCCGCAATACCGCCTCAAGGCACCTAAGCCCCAAGGCACCGGCGCACCCGTTGGCCGGTCTGGTGGCGGTGGTGAGATACCGGCTGGCAGCAAGAACCCCTTTAGTCGGGAGCACTACAACCTCACCGAACAGGCTCGCATCTACAAGACCGATCCTGAGTTGTACGCACGCCTTAAAGCCGCTGCTGGTAAGTAACACGCAGCGGAATACTTACAGGTAACGGGTAGCTGTTGGCGCCCTGAATGGCTGTTGGCCGCCTTTGTAAACCCCCAACCTGGAGAACACCATGGCTGCCACTGTGCGGTCTGATGTGGTCATCCCCGAGATTTTTACCCCCTATCTCGAAGAGGCCACTACCCTTCAAAACGCTTTCATCGCTTCTGGCGTTGTTCAGCCTCTCGCTGCCCTGAACGGTGGTGACGGTGGCGACTACGTGAACGTGCCCTTCTGGGATGCCAATCTGAGCGGCGATGCTGAAGTCCTGAGCGACTCCGGCAGCCTCACTCCTGGCGCCATCACTGCCGATAAGCAGCGCGGTGTGTTCCTGCATCGCGGCCGTGCCTGGGGTGTGCGTGAGCTGGCGAAGCTGGCTTCCGGTGATGACCCCATGCAGGCCATCGGCAACAAAGTGGCGTCCTACATCGCCTATCAGCAGCAGAAGGATCTGCTGGCCACCCTCGCGGGTGTGTTCGGTGCTGTGGGTTCCGCTAACACCGGTGCTGCCTTCATCGACCTGACCTTTGACGCTGGTGGTTCGGGTGAAACCCCCCTCACCGCCCGTCACGTGGCCAAGGCTCGCGCACTGCTGGGCGATCAGGGCGACAAGCTCTCCGCCATCTGCATGCACTCCGCTGTCTACTACGACCTCGTGGAGCGCCGCGCCATTGATTACGTGACCGCTGCTGAAGCTCGCGCTACCGCTGCTGCTTCTAACGCTGCTACCCCCGATGTGTTCGGTGGTTCTGTGGCTGCTGCGTTCACCGCTGATGCCAGCGTGCCCTTCTTCATGGGTATGCGCGTGATCGTCTCCGACGATGTGCAGACTTCTGGTTCTGGCTCCTCGAAGAAATATGCAACTTATTTCTTCACTCCGGGCGCAGTCGGTTCTGGTGAAGTCCAGGGCCTCAAGACTGAAGTGGACCGCGACATCCTCGCGCTGGCCGACTACATGGCCGTGTCCTGGCACAACTGCTACCACCCCATGGGTTCGCAGTATCAAACTGCCGGCGGTGCCAACCCCAGCCAGGCCACTCTCGCCACCATCACCAACTGGACCAAGGTGTACGAGACCAAGAACATCGGTATCGTTCGCGGCACCGTTACTTCCAACTTCGACTGAGGTTGAACGATGGGATTAACAGGTTTCAACCTGGCCCGTCGTGAAGAAGAGGAGGCTGCTCCGGCAGCCTCTGTTCCTTCCGAGCCAGCAGTCTGTGAGGCCCCGGTGCCTCAAGCCGAAACACCCAAGCGTGGTCGCAAGAAGGCTGAGGAGGAATCCTGATGGCCGTCTTCCCTTCCACTGAACAGGTTGGTGGTGCTGGTCAGGTTGGCTTTGAGCTGATCACTGACACCAGCGCTCACACCGGGCGGTTCTTCCGCCTCTATGCCCTCGAAGCCACCGTGATCAACACGGCCACGGTGCAGAACGCTTCCGGCAACACCTTCTCCGCTGTGTCGATTCCGGCCGGTGGTGCCATTGATGGGCTGTTCACTTCAGTGACGCTCACCAGCGGCAAGGTCGTGGCCTACAAGCTCTGATGGCGACCAAAGCAAAGGCGGGCAGTAGTGCTCGCCTTTTTCAGTCTCCGCCCAAGCGCACGCGCCAAGGGCAGGGCAAACGCAGTCGCCCTAACCATGGACGCAAGAAGCTAAGGGGCCAAGGCCGTGGCTGATCTCTCCCAGCAGATCGAGGTGTTCCTCCGCAATGCGTTGCGGCAGCGCAAGCTGGAAGATCGCCTGATCCGTCAGGCGTTGCGCGACCTGCGCAGCACCTTGGCTGCCGTGGAGAGAGTCGTGGGTAGCTCTGGTGTGCTGGCGGTTGGCGTCAACCGTGAGCGCACCATTGCAGCGATCACCACTGCGGTGGCCAAAAGCGTGCAGGACTCTTTCGGCGTGCCGCAGCTGGCGGCCTTGCAGGATGCCTTGGCCCCGTTTGTAGAGCAGCAGCTGGACTATGCGCGGCGGCTGGTCTCCATGGCCGGTGGGAACCTCACGGCAGAAGGTGCCGGTCAGCTCAGCCAGGTGCAGGTGCAGCGCCTCGTGAACGATGCCGTCGTGGGCGGCAAAACCCTCAGCACGCAGCTCACCCAAGCTCTGCCAGCCACCGTCGCGGATCGCGTGGAGCGCTTCATCCGCCTCGGCCTATCGGACATCGGCGGTGAGACGTTTGCCACCTATCAGAACGCCGTTGTGCGCGTCACTGAGAACAACGTCCAAGCCATCGTGCGCACTGCCGTCAACGAGGTGGGCAGCGCAGCACAACAGGCGATCTACCAATACGAAGCTGACCCGGACTGGCTGGATGCCGAGGGCCTGGTGTGGACCGCCCTGCTGGACAGCCAGGTCTGCCCGATCTGCCTGAAGCTGGACGGTAAGCGCTTCCCGCCGGACTACCAGAAGGTTTCGCCGCATTTGCAGTGCCGCTGCAGCCTTGTGCCGTGGAAATGGCGCAACGAGGATATGCGTGATCCCAACGGCAACCCTGTGGCACCCCGTCGCCTCGCCGATGGTGATGGCCCAGAGCAACCGCTCGACTTCAAGGTGGCCGCGAAGCAGTGGGTGAAAGACAATCCTCAGACCGCTCAAGCGATCTTTGGCAAGAAGCTGGGCCAGCGCCTCGTAGACGGTGAGATCAGCTTCGATAAGGCCGTGAAGCAGTGGGCTGCTCCAAAGGCAAGTTAGTGCTAAGGGTGCGTTGCTATGACCGTCACTGTTGTTGCCACTGTCGGCTCGGCTTCGGCCAATAGCTACATCAGCGTGGCCACTGGTGATGATCTCGCCAATCTCTACCTCGGCACTCTGAATTGGACTTCAGCCAGCACCGACAACAAAGGGCGGGCGCTGATCATGGCAACCCGCTACCTCGATGAGCTGCGCTACATCGGCGAGAAGGCCTCCACCACCCAAGCGCTGGCCTGGCCCCGGAGTGATGCAGCCTGCGGTGATTGGAGCTTCACCACCAGTGAGATCCCGCAGCCGATCAAGCAGGCCACCTTTGATCTGGCTGAGGCTCTGCTGGGTGACAGCACTCTGCTGACCGTTGCAGGCGCTGGCAGCACTGAGCTGATCCCTGGCATCCCCAATGCCAACCTCAAGCGTGCCCGCGTTGATGTGATTGATGTGGAGTTCAACAGCGTGCAGCAAGCCGAAAGCAAGAACGCTTTGAACGTCGTGCCACACCTCAAGCAGGTGCTCGGTTGCCTGTGCTTAAGCAAGGCATCATCTTCTGTTGGGGCTGTCCAAGTCTTGCGAAGTTAGACTGCATGTATGCGCATCGCTGAAGGCCAACTTTCATTCTTCAGCACTCCGGCTGAACCGGAGAAAAAGCGCGTTGAGCATCATCTCGCCAAGCCGTTCACCAGAGAAGAGCAGCGGCGCTTTGGTCGGATGTATGCCGAGAACATTGGCCTGATCCGCATGTTCGGCGGGAAGCTGTGCCGCAAGTATCGGCACTGCATGGCCACCGAAGACATCTTCTCCTGCGTGGACATCGCCTTTCTCAAGGCGTGCCGTGCCCATGACCCGGAACGCGGGAAGCTCAGCACCATCTTTTGGACGTTTGCCCAAGGCGAGTGCCTGCACTTCCTGCGCGGCAGCAACTGGACAATCAAGGCCACGCATAAAGCGCGTCTCTTGGGCAATAGCGCTAGGAAGCTGATGGCACTCGGCTGGACCTCGCTAGCAGTGTGCAAGGAGCTGAGCTGCACGAAGACCGAGCTGAAGGATGCGCTGCTGGCCACCGCAGGCGTCGCTCATGACGTGAAAGGCTTTGATCTGCACGTTTGCCCTCGACCCACACCGTGGGAGGTGCTGGAAGCTGAAGAAGATCGTTTAGCGGCAAGTTAGGGCTACAAGCCACAGGAACGATCATGGCCACCGGTGCCTTCTTCGCGGCCCTTGGGTATCGCTTCTATGTGAAGGCTGGCACCACGGCCTCCACAAATCCAACCGCTTCTACGGGCATGACTGAGATCCTCAGTCTGACCAACGCAGGAATCCAGGGCAGTAGCTCCACCACTGACGTGCTGGACTACGGCTCCACTCAGGGCTACAGCGCAAGCTTGGTGACAGGGCAGAGTTACACCATCCCCTGCACCATGAACCTCAATCTCAATGACGCGGGCTACAAGATCTTGCGTCAAGCAGCTTTGGATGCGGCCACTGGCGTGACTGTGGAGTGGTTCCGTGAATCGCCTGAGATGAGTTCCACCGGCAGCCCTGAGTACAACAGCGGCGTGGCCTTCGTGACCGACTTCTCCGAAGACATCCAGGCTGGCAACGTGGCCAGTGTTTCGTTCACCTTGACCGGTTATGGCGCCCCGTCTTGGGTGGCTGAGACGAACACCTGAGGCTAACTAGAGAGCGAGCAAAGGGATCACAGGCGGTGGGCTACGGCTCACCGCTTTTTGTTAGAGGCTCATGCCGCTCAGCTTGCGCCACTGATCCGCGAAGTAGGTATCGAGCGGGGCATTCTCTAGCGCCGGCTTGATCCAGTTGCGCCCTGGCACCAGCGTGCCTTTGCTTGTGGTGTAGCCGGTGAGGATCAGCGGGGCATAGGCAAACCCGCCTTTGCTCTTGGCATCCCACGTAAAGGTGATCGTGGTGCGACCATCAAAGTTGCGGCGCTGGGAGCGCAGGAAGCCGCCAAGGTCCACGATGTCGCGGGGGCTGCTGACAGTGGCGCTATTGCGGCGTTTGGTTTCCCGAGGCCAGCTGAACTGCGGTGATTGGATCTCAGCTTTGAGCTGCTTGTCCAGCACTGTCTGGTAGGTGCCGAGGATCTGCGGCACCCGCAGCTTCAGTTGATTGGCATTCCAACCGGTCAGGTTGAACGTCGCCTTAACTTGAACTGCCATTAGCCCTGCACGTAGCGGGCCAAGCGGATCTTGTCACCCAGCACCTGCTGCAGCGTGCTGCCGATCAGGCCGGTGCTGCCGTAGGGAAAGCGGCCGTTGATTACCTCACATTCAATGGCACCTTGACCAGCAAAGTTCAGCGTTCCGGTGATGCCTGCCTTGATGCGGGCATCGAGGGCTTGGGGGCTGACGGCATAGCCCTCATAGGTCTCTACTTCGGTGTCCACACCAGGGAAGCCTGAGCTGTTGGTGCCGGCCTGTCGCAGGTACAAGCTGACGGTGACGGCTTCTGTAGCCGGTGCAATGTTCCCGGTAACGGGATCAGTCATGGTGCCAACGGTGGGCACAGTGAAGGTCGCCGTGGCGTTGGCGAGCGCAGCGAGAGCACTTGTCATGGCCTAGGTTCCCGCGTTTGAGAGGCAACCTAAAAGCAACAAGAAGCTGAGTTGTGGCCGAGAGTCTGGGCGCTGCTGTATTGACGGTTAGCGTTGATGACGCCCAGCTCAAGGCAGGCCTGCAGGCCGCAGAACGTCAAGCCAGTACAACTGGTCAGAACATTGAAAAAGGACTGAATCGGTCAGGCAAGGCAGTCAGTACAGCAGCCAATGGCCTGCAGTATTACATCGACGCCCAAGGACGCGCTCGTGAAGCTTCTGGCCGTTTTCTCTCTCTTGCCCAGCGTCAAGCTGCTGGCATTGAAGACCTAGGCAAAAGTGCAACCTCTGCTGGGTCCAATCTCAGTGGGCTTGGAACTGCATTGGCTGGTCTAGGTGCCGGTGCTGCACTGACTGGCTTTTTGCGGGGCTCAATTAACGCTGCAGTTGAGCTGGATTCCATTACGCGCAAGCTCAGCAACACCTTGGGGGAGCAGGGTGCTGGCCGTGCCCTCTCATTTGCCAGAGGCTTATCAGATCAGCTTGGCTTGAGCTTCAAGACGCTCGCTAGCAGCTTCGGTAGCTTTACCGCTGCTGCTACGGCGGCAAACGTGCCACTGCAAGAGCAGGAACAACTTTTTGCTGCCGTTTCAAAGGCTGCACAGGCTCTTGGCTTGAGTAACGACGAGATCAATGGCTCATTGCTGGCATTGCAGCAAGTGGCCGCCAAGGGCACTGTGCAGATGGAAGAACTGCGCGGTCAACTTGGTGAAAGGCTGCCCATCGCCTTTGGCGCCACTGCTCGCGGCTTGGGGATTACTCAGCAAGAGCTGATCAAGCTTGTGGAAACTGGTCAGCTGACGGCATCCCAGTTCTTCCCTGCATTGACGAAAGGTCTTAATGAGTTGACTGCGGGTGCAGGCGGCACGGAAACAGCAGCGCAGAACTTCCAGAAGCTGGCCAATGCGTGGAATGAACTTCAAACCGCGTTTGGCACAAGCCTGCTGCCAACGATCATTGAGCAAGTTAAAAACCTAACCGGTGCCCTTGATGGTCTCAAAATTGGCATTGATGCCAACAAACTTGGCTTGGGTGGCCTGTTTGGCAATCTCGGTTTGGTGCCAGACGCTGGCATTGAGGCAGCCGCATCAGTACGTCAACTGGCTACTGATTACAACCTGACTGCGAAACAGGCTCGGGCGCTGTTCTTTGATGCAGCCAAGCTTGAAGGCTTGAAGCTCACGTCAACTGGTTTTCTTCCAGATGGACGTGGCTTAGAGCGGACGTTGGCCCGTCTGCCAGAGCTGGCCGAGGCATTTCGTGCCAAGAATGTTGATGCAACCTCAGAATTAAAGGCTCAAGAAGCCGAAGCCGCCAAGCTCCTTGCTTTGAGCAAAAAGCAATCTGAAGAAGAGCAGAAAGCCCTCAATGCCAAGCTAAGGCGTGACGAGGCCAACCTTGAAATCAAAGGCATCGAGGCCAATATCGCAGCAGCTCGTGATTTGGCAACACTTGAGGGCACAGCTCTTGTGCGTCTACAAGTTCGCCTAGGGATCGAAGAGAAGTTGCGTCAAGAGCGCATTGCACAGCTCCGCTTGCAGCGTGAGTTGGCGAAGCCTGTAGGTGATGGCCGCAACAACACTCGCACAGCAGAGAGCGTTGACAAGCTGATTATTGAGCAAGAAAAGGCTAACGCTAATGTGCGCTTGGCTTATGCAGAGGCTGGTGCAAGTCTGGCTCGTAATGCCAAGGCTGCTGCTGATTCGCTCCGCTCTGCACAAGACAATGTGCAAACCGTGTTACGTGGCGGATTTGAGTTCTTGAGTCCCGCTTTGCAGCGTCAGCAACTTGCGCAAGCGAGAGCTGCTGTAGATCCACTGATTGCACGAGGTGTCATTCGCCAAAACATCGACATCAGCACACCTGAGCGCCTGCTGCAAGTTGCTGGCTTTGCGGAAAGCTTTACGAAAGCCGAAAACGATCTCAATACCGCAATCGTTGAAAACACAAAAGCTCAGCAGGAGTTGATCAAGAAGGATTGGACAGTTCTTGTCAATGTGCCCGGCGGCAACGCCTCCGGTGATGTCGTCCGCGAGGGGGTTTACCAATGAGCATCTCAATCGGCGCCTTCAGCACCAGCAAGCTGATCGCCCAGCCATTCGGCTACGACGAAACCGACACCAGCGCTGGCCTCACTGCCCGTAAGTGGACCGTCAGCGGCCTGCTCACCGCTAGTGAGTGGCAATCTCTCCTCAGCGTTTACAACACCTGGCGCGACACTCGCATCACCGATGCCGACACGCTCAGCAGCGGCACGGTCGGCACCACCGTCAGCCTGACCGCCAGTGCCAACGGGATCAGCTGGAGCGGGATCGGCTGTTGGTTCACCGCTGCACCGACAGGCGATCAAGCCGGTCCCTATATCCAGGCCACCTGCGAGCTGGTGGATGCCGCGCAAGCGTTAGCTGTGCTGCTGCGCCAAGAGGAGAAGAACCGCCAGCGCAGTGAGGCCACCATCCCAAGCCTGGGCACCGTGACCCTCGGCAGCGCCACGCTCACGCTGCTCTCTCCGATGGAGACCTATCAGGACACACCCCAGCTGCAGCTGACTGCCAGCGGCACGCACTACATCTCCGGCGCCTTGACCGCCACTCGCGTGCGCCGCATTGAGGGCACCACCGATAGCAGCGGCTGGACTGCCGTGCGCAGCTGGTACGAAACCGCCGTCGCCAGCACCCCCAGCACCGGCAGCTACTTCCCGATCAGCGCACCCAGTGCCAGCGCTGAGGTGATCATCAGCGGCGGCGTCAAAAGCACCCGCTACACGGTCAGCGTTGAAGTGGCGGAGGTGAAGTGATGGCCATCGACATCCGTGCTGAAGTCAGCTGCAGCCTCGGCACCGTGATCAGCGGCAGCTTTGCTGATGACTACCTGCAGGGCAACGGCCTAATCAAGACCCGTGGCGAGGTGGTGCTCAACGGCACCCAAACGCCTGTGGTCGGCACTGAGGTCACCTTCACCTACGACAAAGGCGGCACCACCTACACGATTCCACGGGTGCTGCGGGTGCTGAGCAGCTTTGCTGATCCGTTCCGCCGCACCACCACGGTGCAGCTGGGCTGCAAGCTGACCTACCTCGAAAACCGCAAGCCACCTGTTGAGGATCCCAACGCCAAAGACGAGCACAGCGATGTGCCGTGCAAGGTGTTCCTCAAGGCAATGCTGCCGATCAGCGCGGACTACGTGTTCCAGCAGTGCCTCGATGCGCTGGAGCTGGACAGCGCGGCCATCCCGCTCACCAACAAGTTCTCGCTTGAGGAGTTCGACCTAAGCCCTGGCTTCATCCAAGTGATGGGTGACCTGCTGCAATCCGAGGGCTATGTCGGCTATCTCGACAGCAGCGAGACGCTGCAGTTCCTCGACTTAACGCAGGACAGCGGCACCGGCCCGGTGATCACCCCGGCTGATGTGGTGGACCTTGGCCCCATCGGCGTCGGTGACCTGCCCGGCGAGAGCGTGGTGGTCCGCTTCAGCAGCCTGCGCCTGCTGCCGCCAGACCAGTTGTATGGCGACGGCTACCTCAAGCGCAGTTGGGAAATTGAGGAAGTCTTCGGGGCGCCCTCGGAAGTCAGCGTCAGCTACACCAACGACGCCGGTGCCACCGTCACCGACAGCGATGTTTTCTACCCCAATAGCTTCACGGCCACGCGCTACGACGTGTGGGACCGCAAGATCGAGTCGATCTCGCTGAATCTGGTTTCCTCAGCAGAAACCAACAACCGCTGGGCCAGTGATGCCCTGCGCAGCGGCAGCCCGTGGAACCTGCCCACCGCCAAGTTGGTGCGGGAGGTGATTGAGTACGAAAAGGCTGCAGCCCCTGCTAACAACGTCAATCTGCTGTCGGTGCAGCTGGTTGGTGGCGGCGTCACTGAGATCAAAGCGGCCCTGAGCAGCGCAGCAGAAGAGCACACCGTGCTTGCCAACCTCTGCAAAACCGATGTGCCAGAGGGTGCCGATGTGGTGAAGTCGCAGACCACCTACAACTACTTCTCCGAGCTGGAGCTAGCCGGCAGCCTCAACATCGACACTTACATCGACGACACCGGTTCGCTGGAAGAGTTCGACACCATTGCTGCTGAACTGGATTCCACGGTGGTCGTCGAATACGAAACCGACGCCGTTAGCGGTATCTCCAAGACGATCACCAAGCGCAGCATCTCTCGCTCGCAAACCGTCTCCGGCCAGCAGGATCTCGCCACCCGCGCCCAAGACCTTGATACCGCCGACCTCACCAACAGCATTGCGTCGCTGCTGAACTTGGCCCGCCGGCAGGTCTACATCGGGGCTGACACCAGCCTGCACACCCAGCGTGAGTACGGGCTGCAGAAGCGCCCCAGCGAAGCCGAGCGCAACAACACCGCCAACGAGAAACCCATTGTCACTGAGCAGAAGGCTGAGATCGCTTGGGTGACCGGCAGCACCACCAGCACGGCTGTCACCGAGTTCACCGTGCCCTACGCCCCAGACGACGAGATCACTTGGGATGAAAGCAGTGGTGCGTTCAGCAGCGTGCCGAGTGACGCCAAGGAAAAAGCGCTGCGTTACGGCCGCATCCAAAACAAGCTGCTGCTGGGCAACCGCAGTGGCGTGAGCTTGCAGCTGGCGCCCGAGCAACTGCCCAAACGACCCTTCGACCCGCTGTATCTGCAGGCATCGGGCATCACCGGCGCCTACCGCGTCAACGGCACCAGCTGGGCATTTGATGCCAGCGGCATCGTTGCCTCCACCGATGCCCTGCTGTGGGGTGCGGTGAGTGCAACCTCCGGCACCAACTTGGCCAGCAGCTGGGTGCCGTTGGCACCGGGCACCACCAGCCTGCCCCTGCCGTACACACCCACAAGCGGCAGCCCTGATTCGGAAACCGGTGTGACCTTTAGCGCTGTGATCACCCCCACCACAGTCCTGCCGCCTTACATCGAGTCGGTGTTGGTGGAAGGAGTCAGCCGCAGCAGCGCAGCGATCACTGACTACCCCTATGCGTTGGATCGCGGCAGCACAACGGCTGCACTGATCACTCGCACCAGTGCGCTGATCGCCAGCACGATTGCAGCGGAGCTAGGCAGCTTTGCAGTGAGTGGCCAGGTTGCGGCGCTCAAGGTCACCAAGGCGATTAAGGCTGGCGTTGGCACTGTTGCTCTCAACGGCTTTGGCGCCCGCTCAATCCGTGACTACCGCATCGGCACCAACTACGGCACCTTCATGGCAATCGGCCAAAACGCCATCGTGGCGTTGCAGCGGGCGCCAATAGCGGCAGGGGCTGGCAGCTTTGCGCTGAGCGGTCAAGCGGCGCAGTTCTCCGGCGCTACGCAGTTCCCAGCAGACGCAGGCAACTTTGCGGCCACAGGCCAAGCCGCTGGCAGCATCCGCGCCTACGTGATCGGTGGAGCTGCGGGCAGTCTCAGCTTGGTCGGGCAGGCAGCAGCGCTCAATAAGACCGTGCCCGTGGTGTTGCTGTTGCACATGGATGGCGCCAACAACAGCACGGCGTTTACAGACTCCAGCAGCTACGGCCGAACCGTTACGCCAGCTGGTTCAACGTCCGCGTACATCACCACCACTCAGTCCAAGTTTGGTGGCGCGTCTGGCTATTTCGTTAATGCACCGTATCTGCAGATTGCCGATGCCAATGAGCTGCACTTTGCTGGCAGCAACTTCACGGTGGAAGCTTGGGTGCGTTTAGCGCAAAATACTGGCTCTACTTTCAAGGTAATCGCTGCGCAGACGGCATCTTCAACATCCGACTATGCGTGGAATTTTTACTACAACGCTGGCACAACCAAATCCCTCAACTTCCGTTACAGCACTAATGGAGTCAACGGCACCACCTTTACGTCAAACACAACGCTTAATACCAACACTTGGTATCACGTCGCCGCCGTGCGTAACGGTTCAGATCTTGTGCTGTATGTAAACGGCACGCAAGTCGGCAGCACTCATAACATTGGCAGCGCGGCGATATACAACAGCACGGCCGATCTCACTGTTGGTGCAAGCAACACGACGGCTGCCAACTTCTGGTACGGCTACATTGATGAAATGCGGATTAGCACGGTGGCTCAGTACACAGCGAACTTCACAGCGCCAACAGCAGCGTTTCCTGATCCGTAAGGGGCAACCTAGCTCCAAAGCTCCGGCCTCATGGCGTCGTTCAACAAGTTCAATAGCTTCGTGGAGGCATTGGCCGAGAAGAAGCATGATCTCGGCGCTGACACGCTCAAGGTGTTGCTCACCAACACCGCACCTGTTGCCACCAACAGCGTCAAAGCTGACCTGACGGAGATCAGCGCGGGCAATGGCTACACCGCCGGGGGCAACACGGCATCCGTCACCAGTTCGGCGCAAACCTCCGGCACCTACAAGCTGGTGCTGGGCGACCCGGCCACCTGGACTGCCAGCGGCGGCAGCATCGGCCCGTTCCAATACGCCGTGCTCTACAACGACACCGCCAGCAACAAAGAGCTGATCGGTTGGTGGGATTACGGCTCCAGCATCACCTTGGCCGCAGGTGAATCCTTCGCTGTGGACTTCGATCCGACCACCGGTGTCCTCACCCTTGCCTGATCATGGCCATCACGCTCTCGATCAGTCACTACGAATTGCAGCGTCAAGCTGCCTTGGCGTTTGAAGGCAAGGCATACGAAGTCTTCCTGGCCACCAACAGCGGCAGCCTGACCGCCAATTCCACCTACGCCGCTTGGCAGGCGGTGGAAGCCGCCAGCGCCAACGGTTATGCCCCCGTGACCGGCACCATCGGCACCGGCGCTTGGGATGCGGGTGATGCCCGCTATGAATTGCCCGCCATCACGGCTACCTTCACCAGCAGCGGCTCTGGCTTCAGCTACGACACCATCTGCGTGCGGATCGGCACCGAGACCTACCTGCACAGCACCGTGGCTGAATCGCCGTCGATCACCTTGGCGGCCGGCCAATCCAAGACCTATGTGATCACGTTGGTGCAGGACGACTGATCCATGAGCACCCGCATCACGGTCACCAGCTGCAGTGATGCGTTGCTGGCCAGTGCGCGTCAGGTGCAACAGGCCAACCGTGAAGCACAACTGCAGCGCGAGCGCGATGCCCGCGTTGAAGCGACCACCACCTCTGAGGTGCAGGCAACCACGCCGCAGCCCCCTGTAGGCGGCACTCCAGACACCAGCATTGACAGGCGCCCTGCTGCGCAACGGGTTGGCGGCTTTGGCCTGCTGTTCCAATGCGTCTTCATTGACGGCCCCGGCACCACCTGGAGCGATGGCGTCACCTTGGCCCCCTTTGTCTCCCGGAATCAAAACACCGTCACCGCTCAACTGCTGGCGGATGCCACCGACCCGACAACGCTGCAAGAGCTGGAGGTGACCGTGCCGGCCTACACGGCGGCAACGTGGAATCGCTTCAACGCTCGCTCACCCATGGCGGCTGGCATCTTAAAGCGCGTTTACAAGCCCTACACCGGGCGTGAAAACGGCTCAGTGCAGTACCGCTACGGCTATGGGGGCTTCAAGCTGAAGCAACCCACCACCAGCCCCAGCCCGGTTAGCGGCACCATCAGCGCCAAGTTTGAGACGACCTACAGCGACGCGCTGCAGCTCAACCGCTTCCCCTTTCACGTTTATCCCGAGATCCACGGCGCCGTTGTCGTGGGCTTTGGCATCACGGACGGCAGCCAGACGATCACAGTCTCCAATGGTGGCCCCAGCATCGCGGTCGGTGCCTCGATTCGCATTGCACCGGAGTGGACAACCAACACCGCAGCGCAGAGCTTCATCGTCAACTACCTGATGCCAAACTTGGAGACGAACTACACCGTCACCGCTGTAGAGGTTGGCAGCAGCACAACGGTCTACACCCTTAGCGCGTTGATCTACGACGGTGCCGCATCTGGCATCCCTGCGCGGCTGTACAAGTCGTATGCCTCATGGGCTGCGGTGCCGATCAATGAGGTGCGCTGGAATTGGAGCGACAGCGTGCTGGCCGAAGACTTGCCCGGTGGCGGCTGGAACGATGTATCGAATACCTTTGACTACACCACTTCGGTTGGTGCTGATCAAGCCAATGCCGGCACCGCCTGGACATTGGTGGACCTGCACCGCGTGCAGATTCCCCCGATCTTCAACACGATCACAGCCAACGGCTCTGGTCTTGCAGTGCCCTACCCCACCAACGCAGCGATCAGTGCGGGGTCTACGAACACCTGGGTGGTGCGCCAAGGCGAATACAGCATCACGCGCAACAGCGACCGGATCCTCGCCAAGACGCCTTACGGCGAGTACATCTACAACCCAGCGCTAGCGCCTGACACCGGCTACGTGTCCAAGACTGGCCCCTGGGAAGTGTGGAACACCAGCGCGGACTACAGCGCAGAGGTGTTCAATGTCACCGTCCGGCAAGGCACCTTCCCTGAGCACACCGACTACCTGCTGCAAGTCCCGTTTGCATCATTGACGCCGCTGCTGTCGCCCGGCTTTGGCAATGCGTTGCCCAGCGGCACACCAGAGAATCGCTTCAATAACCCGCCAGGCACCTATTACAGGCTGGCGGTCACGTTGATCGAATAGCCATGACACCAGCCCAGTTGATTGCTTACAGCAAGCAGGTCCAAGCTGCTGTGCGCCAAGCGCAGTTGCGCAAGGAAAAAGAGCAACGTCTCATCAACAAGGCAATAACCTCTAAGTAAGTAGCCAACCCGTATGCCGACGCTTCCCTTTGTTCAGGCGCCTAAAGCACCCACCTCCCGGCGACTTGGCACACCGGCGAGCGGCATTCTGGAGATGCCGGTGCTCGGTGGTCTCACCGTTGGTGAATCGGCGGTGATTTCTGAGCTGCTGGCCAATGAGCAGAGCAGCTTCGTCAAAGGCGCCCAGATCGCGGATGCCATTGCCAAGGCCGAAGAGATCAGCATCTCTGAGGCGTTCAACATCATTGAAGGTGCGATCAGTGGCCGTCAGCTGGAGGAGCGGGCCGAAGAGATCCGCACGAAACACGCGGCGTTGATCCAAGAAGTGGCGCAGGTGTATGCCGCCGCCGGCCAGCGCAACATGGAATCCACGGTCACGGCCTTGATCCGCTGCCGCTGCAACCTGCCGGAGTGGAGCATCGCTGACACCCGCCAGATGCACCGCACCCTGTTCAACGCAATCTGGCAGCTAGCGCAGGAAGAAAGCGATGCCGAGGCGCTGCCCAGTGAGCCGCCGACTGAGGAGGAGCTGGGAAAGCCGCCAGCGGCGGATGGCGCCGCAGCGAAACGGACTGGCAAGCGATCTTCTACGACCTAGCGCACAGCTACCCCGGCCAGTTCCACCGCACCACCTACGCGAGGGAACTACGGCAAACGGTGCTGCAGGCATGGCGTGAACTGCAGCGGATTCGCCGCGAGCAAGCGCAACTGCAGGAGATGCCGGTGGCCCAACTCGCAGCGCTGCTGGCCAACATCAACCGCGACCCCAAGAAGGGCAAACCCTTCTCGCTGCAGGACTTCCAGCTGTTCGCCAGCGAGCAAAAGCCCGAGCGACGCCTCAGCGCCGAGGTGGCTGCAGTTGCCCTGGCGCTCAAGCACGACGACAAGGCACCGCCCCTATTGGTGTCCTGCTGGAACGAGGTGCTGGCCAGCGCAGCAGACGGCACGCGAATGCCCGAGGTGCGGGCGCTGCATTCCGACGATGAGGCGGTGTGGGTGTTGGCACCCGTGTGGGAAGCCACCGGCATCCGTGGCGGATTGGTGCTCGTTCGTGGGCAGATCAGCGGCACGGTCCTGCTGCGCGATCTAGATCGGCCACTGTTGACGCACCGGCTGCTAGTCCCCGCTCGCCCCGGCTTCGGCTGGATCGAGGCAGGCTGCTTGCTGCTTACGGCGGAAGACTAGGTAATGGACTTGCTGAGCCTGCGCACCGCCATCGAGACCACGCTGGTGGATCAGCTCGGCACGTACACCTTGGCCAATAGCGCCACCACACCAGCCATCTCGGTGCGGGCACCGGGTGAAAGCCTGCCGCCTGGCACCACCGTGACCGGCTTGGAGGTGGTGATTGTGCGCGAGCCCGACCTGGTGCCGGTGCGGCAATACAGCAAGGAGCAAGCCTTCAGCCGCTGGACGCTATATCTGGTGGACTGGAGCGGCGATGCCAGCCTGCAGGAAGTGGCCGGCCGCCTGCTGTGGAGCTACCCCGGCAGCAACGCGGTGACGATCAACGTGCCCCGTGGTGTGGGGCCGAGATCGCAGATGCGCGTGGACATCACAACCAACCCCGACACCTACGCGGGTTGAGCTGACCGGAAACCTTGGGTATGGCGATCACCCCGGCGAGCTACAACATCCGGCCCCAGCGGCGGGCGGATTATCCGCTGCAGGTGCAGTTCAAGGATGCGGACGGCGACGGCATCAACATCACCGGCTGGACGGTGCTGGCGCAGGTGTGGAGCAAGGATCGCGTGACCAAGTACGGCGACTTCACAGTGACGACGCTGAATGCCAGCACTGGCTCGGTAAAGCTCACGCTGCCGTACACCGTCACGGCAACCCTCCCGGAAGAATGCCGGTACGACGTGATGCTGATCGACAGCAACGGTCTGCGCGAGTATTACCTCGAAGGCATCGTGCGCCCCTCTGAGGGCTACACCGCACCGAGCTGACTATGGCCAACACCGTTGAGGTGATCAGCACCGGCCAGGTGGTCGTCACTGAAATCGCCGAGCAGGCGATTGAACTCACCACAGCTGCTCAGCCGCTGCTGGTGGAGGTGCAAACCGCTGGCCCACAAGGCCCGCCCATTAGTGAAGTGCTGAACCTCGGCGACTTGGCGAACGTCAACGACACCGCCAAAGTCACGGGCAGCGTCTTGTACTACGACGCCACCACCAGCACTTGGAAAGGCGATGACATCAACACGGTCATCACACTGACGGACGGCGGGAATTTCTGACCGGAAACCTAGCTGCAACGCAGTGTCTCGCCGGTAACCGTGGCCAACACCATCCGCATTAAGCGTTCGACGGGCAGCAGCGCACCGACGAGCCTGGCCAATGCGGAGCTTGCCTTTAGTGAGGGCAATGCTGTCCTGCACTACGGCACCGGCACTGGCGGGGCAGGTGGCAGCGCCACGAGCATCATCAAGATCGGTGGCGCCGGTGCGTTCGTCACACTGGACACCGCTCAGACAATTAGCGGCAACAAGACTTTCACCGGCACTGTCGATCTCAGTGCTGCGACCATCGGCGCCTTCACCACGACCGGCAACGTGGTCGTCGGTGGTGATCTGACCGTCAACGGCACCACCACCACGATCAACAGCACCACGCTCGCCGTTGACGACAAGAACATCATCTTGGGCGACGTGGCCTCGCCCACGGACTCCACAGCTGATGGCGGCGGCATCACGCTCAAGGGTGCAACCGACAAGACCTTTAACTGGATCAATGCCACCGACAGCTGGACTTCCAGCGAGGACATTGACCTAGCCAGCGGCAAGGTCTATCGCATCAACGGCGCCAACGTGCTCAGTGGCAGCACCCTCGGCAGCGGTGTCACTGGCTCCAGTCTGACCTCTGTTGGCACCCTCACCAGTGGTGTGTGGAACGCCAGCACCATTGGCGTGCAGTACGGCGGCACCGGCGCTGCAACGCTGACCGGCTATGTCAAAGGCTCGGGCACCAGCGCCCTCACCGCCTCGGCCACGATCCCCAACACTGACATCAGCGGTTTGGGCACGATGAGCACTCAGAACGCCAACAACGTGGCCATCACCGGCGGCACGATTGACGGCATCACCTTGGATGGCGGCAGCTATTGAGCCGGCCGGCAACTTAGTGCGTCCGGCTAGATAGCCACCCACGGACGCCACATGGCGAACACGATCAAGCTCAAAAGCTCTGCCGTCGCCGGCAAGGTTCCCACCACCAGCGATCTAGAGCTGCGTGAGCTTGGCATCAATACCTACGACGGCGCGATCTACATGAAGCGCAATCAGGGGTCTGATGAGATCGTGCGGATCGCTTTTGCGAACCAGGACTATGGGCTGATCACGGGTAGCGCTAGCGGGACGCTCGATTACGGCGCTCTCGTCTGATGGCAACCCAAGTTCAGAATCGTCGCGGCTCGACTGCGGAGCACAGCACCTTCACGGGTGCCGTTGCTGAGCTGACGGTCGATACCGACAAGGATGTGGTGGTGGTCCACGACGGCAGCACAGCCGGTGGTCACCCAATGCTTAAGCAGGACTTGAGCAATCTGCCGGCCGGCACTATTGATAACGCTGACATCAACTCCAGCGCTGCGATTGCCGGCACCAAGATCAGCCCTAACTTCGGCAGCCAAAACGTCACCACCAACGGCACCGCAACAGCTGCAGCACTGATCCCAAGTGGCAGCAGCGTACCCACGAACGGCGTTTATCTACCTTCGGCAAACAACGTAGCCATCTCGACTAATGGCACTGGGCGGTTGTTTGTTGATGCAAATGGGAATGTTGGTATCGGTACTAGTGTCAGCAGCCTTAGCTTTGCAAGTGGCAGTGGCACGCTGTTGTATGGGGCCGACGTAACCCGTTTTGTTATTAAGAACGCCACAACCGGTGCTGGCCAGTACGCAGGCGTTGAAATGAACGCCGGATCGGACGGTTCGTTCAACTTTATTCAGTGGCAAAACCAGCCAACTGTTTGGCTGACGAATAACGGCTCAAGCGTTTCTGAGCGGATGCGCCTGGACTCCAGTGGCCGCTTAGGTCTGGGGACTAGTAGCCCTGGCTACGGATTAGATGTAATTAGAAATGACACTTATCAATTAAGGCTCGCATCTTCAACATCAAACTACGCAAGTGGCGGACTTTATTTGGGAGCTGCTGGCACTGGGGATCCTTATTATTATGGCTATGTGCGTTGGAATCAATCAGCAACAACTCTTGACATTGCAGCGCAAGATGGAAGCGGTGCAGGCGGTCTCAGATTTTTAACCAACGGTGGTTCAACCTCGCCAACTGAACGAGTTCGTATTGATGTATCGGGCCGCGTAGGGATTGGCACTGCGACGGTTGACGAGCGTCTCCACGTTGTCGGCAATATCAAAGGAGTTGATAGCAGTGGCCAGGGTGTTCAAATCATCAACACCACAACGCCATACATTCAGGCGCTTGGTACATCAACAATCAACGACCTGCAAATAAAGGCAAAAACCATACAGTTTGAAACTGGAACGACCTATAGCACTTCACAGCGAGTTCAGATTGACAGCTCCGGCAGGCTCTTAGTTGGCACGTCTACGAGCGTTAACAATGCACTTGACGCCGGGCTGCAAGTTGTAGGAACTGGTGCCGACGCATATTTCTCAATCACCCGCTATGACTCAATCGCATCTGCCCCCGCTGGTATTATCCTGGGCAGGTCAAAGTCTGGAACAAAAGGGACTAATACTGCTGTTGCTGATGGCGACTTCCTAGGCATTATTGAGTTCACTGGCGCAGATGGTGGCTCTAGTTTTAGATCTGCTGCAAGTGTTGCAGCTTATGTCGATGGGGCTGTGACTGGTGGCGGCGCGGCTGACATGCCAGGCCGTTTAGTGTTCTCCACTACTGCCGACGGAGCGAGCAGCCCGACGGAGCGGATGAGGATTACGAATGCGGGGAATATGCTTGTTGGTACGTCTACTAGCCGGGGTAGGATCACTTCTGAACCGGCTGCAGGTGACTGGGGACTCGGAGTTAATGACGTAAACGCAAGTACGCAATCCTTTGCTGCTTTTCGATACTCTGGAACACTCATTGGATCGATTACTGGTAACAATACTGCCACCGCCTACAACACCTCCTCTGACTACCGCCTTAAGGAAAACGTTGTCCCGCTAACTGGTGCGATTGATCGCGTCAATCAGCTTCAAGTTCACCGCTTCAACTTCATCGCGGATCCTGACAAGACCGTTGACGGTTTCATCGCCCACGAAGCCCAAGCGGTTGTCCCTGAGTGCGTGACTGGCACCAAGGACGAAGTGGATGTTGACGGCAACCCTATTTACCAAGGCATCGACCAAAGCAAGCTGGTGCCACTGCTGACCGCTGCGTTGCAGGAAGCGTTGGCTGAGATTGAAAGTCTGAAGACTCGCTTAACTGCGGCAGGCATCTAAGTCCTACTCAAAAGTCTGTCTGGCTCAACTGTCTGGAACTTCCGGATGGTTGGGCTTGACCAGCGTGGTAAGGTTGGTGGGCAGGCGTGCGTCAACACCCTGCCCTTGGCCACGATCCCCTGGAGACCATGACCCAAGAACTTTATCCCAAGCTCACGCCTGCCGAATGGCTTGAACAGCGCGAGAACCACATGGAGAAACATTCCGCGTGGGTTCAAGCCGGCGTTGTAAAACTGGCAAACAACGAGGATCCGCACTACACGGAAGTTTTTGAAAGCCGCGAAGAGGTGGAGCGCTTTATTGCTTACCTGCTTCAGAAGGCTGATGAAGCTTGGCCAAACTGAGTAACCATTACCACTTCTATGCCTGAACTTTCATCGCAAGCCCAAGAGGTATTCTGGGCGTTCAACCGAGCAGCCAGCGGTAAGCCTGAGGAGTGGCACTATTTGCCCGCCATTGTCGCCGCAATCCGAGAAATCGCAGCCAAGTATTCCTACGAGGTTCATGGCGATGGCTGGTATGAGTTGGTAGTCGATGCCTCCGACCTCTACGCGCTTGCTGACGAGCTTGAAGCCTTTGCTTAGTAGTCGCTTCCACTTCTATGCCAGATAAAGACACCATCAAAACCGCGTACGAGGAGTTCCGAGCAATCCTTGCGGGTGGGCAGAGCAATCGAGAGTTCTACCTATCCGCTCGGATTGTTTGCGAGTTTTTTGACCAGCTCCTGCGCGAGCAGTCGTAGTCACCTTCACTAGGCGGGCAACCGGCCTGTTCAACAGGTTGCACCACTCTTAGCCTTAAGGCACTGCCACTACACCCATGGCTGACACCTACACCTGGACCATTAACCAGCTCGAACGACTGGCTCAAACCGGAGAGATTCAGACGGTTCACTATTCAGTGGCTGCTTGCAGTGAGGATCAGGTGTACGCCAGCTCGGCCTACGGCAGCCTGGGCCTTGATCCTGCCGACCCCGACAACATGATCCCCTTCGCCAGCGTCACTGAGGCAGAGGTGGTGAGCTGGGTGCAGGCCAAGTTTGGTGAGGAGAAGGTGGCTGAGATCCAGGCTGCCCTCTCGCAGCAAATCGAAGATCAGCGTGCTCCAAAAGTCGCCCAAGGGCTGCCCTGGAGTGCAGCACCCGCCGCTGCTTAGCCTTAACTCGTTCCCGCTCTGCTTCGGCATCGGGCTGATAGAGCCCAAGCCCCTGTACGCCCTTGAGGCGTCTCACGCTTGGGCCATCCATTCCCAAGGCCAGTAGACAGCACATCTACAGCAGTGTGCTACTTGTGTGGTGGGCCAGCGCGGCGGCAACCGCCTGACCCGTGATCAGATCCAGTACAAGTGGACCCGATGGCTGAAGCCTATCGCGCAGGAAAGTCTGCGCCCGTCTGCGAGCAGACGCTTTCTCAAGCCTGGGAGCTGTTCAAGGCAGAGCGCAGCGTGTCGCTCTGCCCCACCAGCCTCACCAGCGACTACGCCCAAGTCAGCAAATGGCTGGCGCGTTGTCCGATTCAGGAGTTCCCTGAAGGCCGGCGCGTGTTGACTTGGCTGCTGCAGCAGAAGCCTGAGAAGGCTGCGCGGCGCGTCTGCATGTATGTGCGCAGCTTGTACCGCTGGGCTGCTGCAGAAGATGTAGCGATCCTGCCTCGCAATCCGGTCGCCAACTTCAGGATGCCCAAGGCGCCACAGGGTGAGCACGAGGTGGTCGTCATTCCCCGCGAGGAGATTCCCCTGGTGCTTGTGGCGTTAGAGGCCAAGCTCACCTATCGGGGCGTGAACTGGGCGCTGTTTGCCGAGTTCATGCTGCAGACCGCGTTGCGCACAGGCGAGGCCCGAGCGATCAAGTGGGCCGACATTGATGGCGAGCGGGTGCTGATCCATAGCAACTTCACCCTGACCCACGGCCACAAGAACAGCACTAAGACCAACAAGAAGCGTTGGGTTCCGCTCAATGCCAGAGCGCAGGAGATCTTGGCTGATCTGCCAAGGGATAGCGACTACGTGTTCCCTTGGAATCGGCTTGCCTTTCAGAGCTTTTTCATTAAACGCATGGGCCAACTCCACAGCGCTGGGCTGATCAAGAAGCGCTACCGGCCCTATGACCTTCGGCACGTTGCAATCAGCCGCTGGCTGGAGGCTGGTATCCCCGTGACGCAGGCAGCCAACTGGGCTGGCAACACATCGGAAGTGATCTGGAAGCATTACGCAGCAACGACTGCGGAATATGAGATGCCCGTGCTGTAAGGCGGGCAACTTAGAGCAACTGCTCGGCCACCATGACGCCAGAGGAACTTGCGGGCCTAGCCATTGCCTTACTGGCTGGCTCCGAGCTGCTCAGCTACATCCCTGGCGTCAAGGCCAACGGTTGGGTGCAGCTGGTGCTCGCGGCCCTTCGGGGTATCGCAGCCGCTGCTCAGGTTGAGCAAAACAACAAGCGCAAGCGCCGCTGAGCCATGGTCGAAATCGTCGCTGCTTTGGCAGGTGCTGTCCTTGCCATTGGGGCAGGCGGCGTTGGTTCCTTTATGCGCAAAGACGAGGAAGCCTCAAAGGCTGTGATCCGCCTGACCGCCGCTGTGGAGCACATTGCTGGTGAAGTCAGCCTGCTGCGCACAGAGATCAAGGAAGACCGGCAAGAGCTATACCCCCGCCTGAATGCGATTGAACAGCGGCTCGCTGTGCTGGAGACCAAGATATGAGCATCATTCAGCTGCGCGATGCGGCCAAGCACTTCAAGCAGCTGCCTCATCAACTTGCCGCTTGGGATTGGCTGCAGGAACACCTAGACGCTGACACGCTCAAGCAGTTCGCGGAGCTGTATCGCGCTGATCCGGCGATTAAGCAACCGCTGCCGCCGAGCTGGCTGGCACCCGCTCTGAAGACCATCCGCGAGTTTGAAGGTTGCAAGCTGGAGGCCTATCGCTGCCCAGCTGGTGTGCCCACCATCGGTTGGGGCACCACACGGCTGATGGATACGCCGGTGCGCATGGGCGACAAGATCAGTCAGGCCCTAGCGGATGAGCTGCTGCAAAACGAGGTAGAGAACCTCTTCGGCCCTGGCGTGCTGCACCTGCTGCCGCTGGCCAAGCAGTGGAAGCCCAATCAGGTCGCGGCCATCATCAGCTTTGCCTACAACCTCGGCCTTGGCGCTTTAGAAGATTCCACGCTGCGTAAGCGGCTGTTGGCTGGTGAAGACCCCTGCATTGTCGTGCGGGAAGAACTGCCGCGCTGGGTGCATGCCGGCGAAGCTGTGCTGGCCGGGCTAGAGCGGCGACGCGCTGCGGAGGTGGCCCTGTTCTGCGGTGATCAGCGTTTGGGCGTGCCTGCACAGCAGAAGCCCAACACACCGTTGAAGGTGCCCTACTACAGCCAACGCGATTCCACGGTGGCGGGCCAGGCCAACCGGATGTGCTTCTCCAGCAGTTGCGCCATGCTCGTCTCCTTCCTGCGGCCGGGTGTGATTACGGGCGCAGCCGCTGACGATCAATACCTCAAGACGGTGCAACGCTTTGGCGATACCACCGACGTGAATGCACAGCTCAAGGCACTAGCGCACTACGGCATCAAGGCTCGCTTCAAGCAAGACGCCGGTTGGGATGACCTGCAGCAGCAGATCGCACGTTCAGTGCCGA